ACGTTTGGTTATCGTACAAAATCAGAGATGATGTCTGACATGAAGAATCCAAAGTACTCAACTGACGCTGCTTTCCGTCAAGATGTGATGCGAAAAATGCAATCAGCAACGTGGGATTTAGACGGTCAATAAAAGCATATAACAGAGGTGGCGAAAGTCATCTCTGTTTTTTTGCAATTGGAGCGAGGTTCTGCCCACAAAGGTGCAGAATGCCAATAATAGTACGTTAGACCCGTTACGACGGATAATCTAAATCGGAAATAATTAGGCTTCTATTTTCGTTTTAAATCAATCTAATCTAACATAGGAGAAAAGTCATGGCCCTAGGCGATGCATCATCCGTAGTACGTTTTGGTAAAGGGGCATCAAGCGGCCCCGTCGATAACCGAAGCCTATATCTGGATTTATTTGGAGGAGAAGTCATAACGGCTTTTGACTCCGCAACTGTTACACTCGATAAGCATACTGTTAAGTCACTCTCAGGTGGCGCAAAATCTTATCGTTTCCCTAAAACTTGGAAAGCGGAAGCTGAATATCATACACCCGGTACAGAAATGCTTGGAAATGATTTCACGACTTCAGAACTTACTATCAATGTAGATGACATTCTTGTGTCTCATTATGGTATTGCTGATCTCGACCGTATCCTAAGTCACTTTGACATGCGCTCAATTATCTCATCTGAGATGGGACGCGCACTAGCTAAAGTATTTGACCAAAACGTGTTCAGGCAACTAATCTTAGCAGCCCGTACATCAGCCGTTTCTCCCTTTCCGGGAGGTGATTCTATTACTGATACTTCACTTGCACCAACCGCTGGTGTTTATTCAGGTACAGATTGGATCGACGCTATACGTGATGCGAATATTAAACTCTTTAACAAAGATGTTCCAGAGTCTATGCCTCGTTATCTTGCGGTCACTACTGAAATCTTTGACGCAATTAAATATGCGAAAGATGCAACGAACAACTACCTAGTACTTAACCGTGACTTCGGTCATACGGGTGCGGGTGGTATTGACGGACGTGCAGAGACAATGATGATAGATGGCGTTACCATCTGTAAGTCTAGGCATATCCCAGCTACTGATGAGACTTCTACTGCAACAGTATTCTCGAAATACCGTGCGAACTATGCAAACACCGTTGGTGTTATGTGGTGTCCGCAAGCCGTAGCAACTGTCAAGCTTCTTGATATTTCTCTTGAGACTGAGAGAGATGTGAGACGATTGGAAGACTTCATGGTCAGTAAGATGTTTGTTGGTCATGGCACAATGCGTCCTGAAATGGCGATTGAGTTGAAGAAAGCTTAAAGTATTTAGGGGGGGCATGGGATATCCTATGTCTCCCCTTTTTTTTGATGAGAGGAAATATTATGTTAACTAAACTACAAGCCGTAAATATTATCCTTGATTCAATTGGTGAAACACCGATCTCGTCGTTAACTTCAGGATTGCCTGACGGGGAAAGTGCTGAAGCTAAATTGGATGAGGTGAAACTAGAGGTTCTATCTAAAGGGTGGCATTATAACACCGAAGATATTACACTCAAAAGAAACTACCAAAAAGAGATTTTAATACCCGTCACATATATGAGGGTAGATACTACCGATAGCGACCGGGATACAAATGTAAGTGTCCGTGTAAACTTAACCAAAAGAAAACTTTACAATTTAACTACAAAAGTTTTTACTTTTGAAAAAGACTTACAATGTCGTGTAACAATAAATTTTGAATTTGAAGATTTAACAATTGAACTTCAAAACTATATAGCATTTCGAGCGGCTAGAAAATTCCAAGAATCTTCTATGGGATCGGTCGCACTAGATAGCTTCACACAACGTGCTGAAATGGAAGCATGGGCTGCTCTTCAAGACGCTGAGTCAGAGTTAGAAGATAATAACATTCTTACTGACAACGCTCATTGTTACTATGCAACCCACCGTTATCACACACTATCAGGGAGATAAAATATGGGTAAGCTAATAGAGCAATCCATCAAGACGCTCTATCAAGGGGTGAGTAGACAACCTGATCCCGTGCGCTTGCCCGGTCAGGTACAAGAAGCGGAGAACATTTTAGTGTCTGTTGTGACGGGTGGTTTCGAGAGTAGACCAGCGTCTCGACACGTTTCTTCAATGTCTCATATCTTAGATGCGGACACTCCCGCCATCTACGCCTATAGTAGAGACGCTATTGAACAATATATAATAACTATTAATAACGCTGATCTTAAAGTTTTTGATTTAGGGGGTGTAGAAAAAACAGTAGCATTCCCAAATGGAAAAACTTATTTAACCGCAACAGATGCTGAAGATTCGTTTTCATTCGTGACTATTGCTGATTACACCGTGATTGCAAATAAAACAACTACAGTTGCAATGCTTGCTTCAAGCTATGTTCCACAATATCGTGGTCTTATTAACTGCCGAACAACTAATTCATCCACCACATACACCATTAAATTAACTACGGGTGGTGCTACAACAACTATTTACACTAACGCAGTAACAACTGCGCTTTCAAACACCGCTCTTGCTACGTCTATAATAGGTGGATTATCATTACCTTCCGGTGTTACCGCAGTTCAAAACGGTGAAACAATTGTTCTTACCGGGACTGCCTTGTTTACATTAGAACACACGGGAACAGATGCAACGTATGGCCCGTTTACTATGACTGACTCTGTGCCTGATAGAAAATATCTACCACTTAATGCACCCGCTGAATATGCTATACGAGTAGGTTCAAACATCGACGGAGAACTAATTGGATATTGGGCAAAATTTGATTCTTTTGAGGGAGGTTGGATTGAAGCAGCTGATCCTCACGCCGATAACTATTTTAACCCATCCACTATGCCCCATGTTTTGGTCAGAGAAGCGGATGGAAGTTTCACATTTAAAGAGAACGAATGGGAAGGGCGTAAAGCTGGTGATGTCGATACAGTTAAACCACCTGACTTTGTAGATAATAAAATTACTGCCCTCGCGTTCCATAGAAACAGATTGGTGTTTGTTTCAGGTGAGACAGTTTTTATGTCGCAGTCGTCACAATATTTTACCTTCTGGCCTGATTTCTCAACTCAGTCGCTTGATAGTGACGCGTTTGGACTCGTGGCATCTTCATCGAGCGTGAACGATTTGAAACACGCCGTTGGATTTAGAAAATCATTATTCTTAACGTCAAATAAAGCACAGTTCGAGGTGTCTGGTGATGCAACTTTTACACCATCAAACGCTACTGTGGATTTATCTACATCATATTTGACAGAGGATTCATGTGAGCCAATCACATTAGGTAACACTTTGTACTTTGCCGCGAAGTCTGGTAGAGACGCTATCGTTTTTGAATATCAATACGATGATAACTCCGTCTCCAACATCGCACAAGATGTTACATTACACGCTTTAGGTTATATCCCAGCCCCGTTAGTCCGAATGACCGGGGACTCAACTAATGATATGATCATGCTTTTATCTAAAACAGATAGATCAGCGTTGTATATTTATAAGATGTATGTAGACGGTGAGACTAAAGCGCAATCCGCTTGGTCAAAATGGACGTACGGTACTTCATCTAAAATAAAGTGGATGGCAGTTATAGATGGCGAAATGTATATGGTTCTGTCACGAAACGGTACAGTAGTATTTGAAAAGACATTCTTACGATATGAGTTGTCTGACGAGAAACACCCATATCAAATATCTATGGATCGACAAACCACCGCAACCGGTGTGTATACCGCCGTCAATAACTTAACCACATGGACTGCACCATACGCTCATAATAATCTAACACGTGTGGTTCTTTCTACCGATTTCCCAGCGGGACAAGTTGGTGAGGTTTTGAACGTTTCTTACCCATCCACTACAACAGTTACTGCTGCTGGTGATTATACCGGGGGTCAAGTTATCCTTGGAGAAACCTATACATCTTCCGTAACATTGTCTAAATTGTTTCCAAGAGACGCTAATAATCAAAAGTTAACAATGACCGGTGGACGTTTTCAAATTAGAAACATTGTGTGTAACTACAAAGAGACGGGGTTCTTTAGGTGTGAAGTAACACCAGAGTTTAGGACTCCTGATGTATACACCTTCAACGGTCGTGTTGTTGGTTCAGGTGATTCAAAAGTTGGCGTCGCGGCTATCTCTGCATTAGGTGGATTTAGAGTTCCCATAAAATCGGATGGTAAAACAGTCGGAATACGTATATTTAACAATTCCGAAAAACCAATGAATATAACATCCATCGATTACGTTGGGTTCTTTAATGAAGTCACAAGACAGGGGTAATTATTATGTGTGATCCTATTACAATTATGATGATAGCTTCGAGTGCCATGCAAGCCAAGGCTTCTATGGATCAAGCTAAACGTATGGAACAGAACGCTGCCAAGCAAGCAAAAGCACAATACGACGCGTCTAAGCTTCAAGCTGAAGCAGAGTATGCTGAAGCCAATCGAAAGATTGCTGAAGAACAAGAAGATAATTTAGATCAACAATCAGATCGTGTTCGTCAATCTAATGAAGACATCGGGTCACTACAAGCGTCAGAGACGTCGTTGTCTAACAGTTCATTAGGTTTAATTATGTTTGAGGAGTTGTATGGCGAGTCGTTAAACATAACGCGTATTGACAAAAACACCACAAGAGCATTAGCGGGGCTTGAGTCTAATAAAGCAGCGTCCGAACAGAACTACAGTAACGTCACCACACAAGCTGAGAATCAAGCTGGGAACGTTATGGCTGAAGCTTCTGCTAAGAAGACCGGTGCTATCTTAGGGTTCGCAAGTACATCACTATCTGCTGGTCAGTCATACACCGCTAGACAAGATCAACTTGCTGCTATAAGAGGTGA